TTAAGTACTCAAATTATTGAAAGGGGAACGTCGGGATGGATAAGAAAGCGGCAATGCAGCGAATTATCGAATTGACTTATTCAGAAGATTGGCAAAATGACAAAGAAGCTGCTTCGGAAGTGATGAGACTTGGAAGAGAGATGTGGGCAGACAAGAGCAACAAGCCAAGACCGCGAAAAATCGCAATCTGGCATGGCGACAAAATTCTAGTCACAGGAACTGCCCAGCAGTTAGCAACTCTCACAGGATTGCACGAGAAAATCGTGAGAAAGAGAGCTAGGTGTGGATACACAGACGTTAAGAAGAGAACGTTTAGGTACGTGGAGGAATCATCATGACAACAGAAGAAGTGATTCAAATGCGAATTCGAAGCCTTCGGCGTGAGATTGACGATCTGGAACGGACAAAGGCAGTGATGGTCAATGAAACGGCGAGAAAGGCAATCGATTTGCACATTGAGAATTTAAGAAGGGAAATTCGTAGATTGGAGGAATGAGCGTGGATAAGAAAGCGGCAATGAAACGAATTGCTGAATTAACCAAGTCAGAATCTTGGCAAGAAGACAAAGAAATAGTTGCAGAAGTCCAAAAGCTTGGTAAATCAATGTGGACTGAAAAAACCAAACGGAGAACGCCGAGAAAAATTGCAATCTGGCATGGTGACCGAATTCTAGTAACGGGTACTGCTGAACAGTTATCTGAAATTACTGGTCTGAGCAAAAACATCATCTGGGATAGAGCTAGGAGCTTATGGATTGATTCAAAAGGACGACAATTTAGGTATGTGGAGGAGAAAAAATGAAGAAAATATCAATTGTAACACTACAAGGAATTGTAAATGAAAGTAAAAATGATTTGACTGTAGATGAATTACTAGCTAGAGCCAATATCGGAGAAGATGATATCGATTGGGAAGATTATGAAGTGTTACGAGAATGGACAAGCGTGTTAGTTAACGAAGCACTAGATGCAATATTGATGAGAAGTGCGTTTTGTGCTGAGGAGGACAGCAAATGATACCGAAGTTTAGAGCATATTCAAAAGAAGAAAATGAAATGTACTATCCGCATAATGATAAAAATGTGGATTGGACAATAGACGATGAAACAGGCTTTATTGCTCCGCTTGTAAATTTAGGAAGCGGCATGTGGGGAATGATAGACAAGTACGAACTCATGCAATCAACAGGAATGAAAGATAAGAATGGTGTGGAGATATTTGAATGGGATGTAGTATTAGTCAGCGTACAAAATGGATTCGACTATTTAGATAATAAAGTTTGTATTGTCAAAAATTCAATAGGACATTTGGGACTAGTTTGTGCCACTGTTGATGAAGACTTAGAGTATCGAATTTTTAACACAGAGCTGTTTGAAGAATACACGTACGAAGTCATCGGAAATATATACGAGAATCCTGAATTATTGGAGGAACAGTAATGAAAGACTGGTTAGAAGAAGCAAGCGTCTTAGTTGGCTGTTTCATAAACTGTGCGTTTATATCTGTAATTATTGCACTGGTGGGATTTGTATCATTGAAAGTGATTATATTGCTTTGGCAGTTAATTTTTTAGGAGGAACAGCGATGAATAAACAGGAATTGATTGATGAATTAGCTAAATATGTAAAGAGTTATGAGAACGTTATGGATGAGCATGGTCAAGGAAGGTACGGCGCTTATGAAGTATCTTTAAAGTTGGTGAAAAGACTAAATGAATCAAAAATTACAGACGAACAAGCTTGGAATAAGGTAGCTGAGGCTTATCCTGAATCGGCACAAAGCTTGAGAAACACTTTAGATAATGCTGTATTTGGTAAGACTGGTGAACATCAGAAACCAGTGGTGCCTAAGTTTGTGGCGGAGTGGTTTGAAGAGAATAAAGATGATTTAGAATTTGCCATTTGGGAATTGTGTGTAGATTCTTATGGTTCTGCTGAGCAAGGGATGTTGAATTGGATTCAACAATCTGAAAACAATCCAATCGAAACCCTCATCCGCATGAAAGACGGTTACGAGGTCGAGGAATCTAAGTGGGTGGTAAACGAAGGCGATTTAGTCATTCGTAAAGGTGAGCATGAGGCGAAGGTATATTTTGTTGAGAGCGTTGATGATGATGGAATACTTTTGGTGAACGGTATTAAAGATGAATTTTTTACTGATTTGTACGATCGTTCGGTTGGCGAAGAATCAATCAACTACTTTTATGAAAATTTTAGATTGTTAGCAAAGAAAGAGAATTTGGAAGCCGAGAAAGTGGAGGTGTGAAATGAATATCACAGAAGAAGCTGAATATTTTATAGAATTACCAGCAAAACAGAATAAACTTTATGTGAATTATGATATCGAAGAGAATATCAGCATTGATGCGTTCAGAGTAACTCGTTTTACAGAAGCGGAAATCAAAGCAATTGATGAAAGATATTGGCCATTTGCTGTGCCAGTGGAAGAGGTGGTAGAAAGATGAGCAGACATCTAATGCTCCATATACCAGACGGAACAAAGGCAACTGCAATTAGCATTGTTGCTGAACAAAAAGATGGCGGTTTGGCGTTGAAAACAAAAGGTATTGATACCAAACAGATTTTAGAAGGCAGAGATGTCGAGATAGAGATCGATGAGGAGGAAGCGGAATGAATGTTCAAAATAGCATTTTATCTGTTCGATTACAAAGATGATTCGTTTAAGAAAGTTTATTTCCATCACTGGAATGATAGCAAGCCAGTTTTTACAAAAAACAAGAGGAGAGCTCAGGAGTATTTTGATGAAAGATCAGCAAATAAAGATATAGTGCAGTTAAAAAAAGCAGAATCACCATCTGCGAAAACATTATCTATAAAATTGGAGGAAGCATAATGAAACACGAAATACCACTAAGCGAAGCAGACGTTCAATCAATTATTAACGGTCGGGAGGTTAATAAAAAACTTCCTGATGGTACTGAAATAGTTATCAGACAAAGTTATTTGAAAGATATGGCAGCTCCTGTATTAATTGATCGTTTTAACGTGACTGATTCTGTGGTAGAGAACCACTTAAAAGAATTTCGATCAAGTATAGACGACACTTTCAGATTAGGGAGTTGATTGACAATGAACACCAGACATCGCAGAGTAACAAAACTAAGAGAACAAGAACTGAATGCGAAGTTTGAAAAAGAATACGGAGTTTCTGTAAAAGAAGCATATAAAGTTTTGAGTCAGTGTGTTGCTATTGCAAGTGATGCTATTCGAAAGTTTGGGATTTCGATACTAAATGATGATCGTAAATGGGAGGAAACAGAATGAAGATTTATGTAGTAAAGTTTGGGAATCAATTTTACAGAAGTGATGAACGTTCTATAGGGGCTAACACATTATCCCTTGTAGATTTTCTTCAAAACGCGAGATGGTTTGATAACCTCGAAGAAGTTAACCAGGTTTCACGACGACTTGGTGGATTAACGCAAGTATATGAACTGGTCACTGTCGATCACGAGGAGGAAAAAGAATGAAACTAAAAGACGGATTTTACGCTAGTAGTCATGGTATCGGCGGTTTAATGCTAGATATGCCGACAAAGAATCCTAAAAAACGTAAGAAACCAAAAGTCAAAGTCGGTGACATGGTTCGCTGTGAAGCAGAGGAGTTCATCTATCCGTTTCGTGGATATGTAGAGCATCTCTATAATCACTCAGCAATCATTCGCATTGAAAACACGATGGAATGTGACAAGCGGTTAGCGAAAAGCAAAGAGAATTTAGCAGTGGTGAGATTGGTGGATATGGAGATTATAAAATCTTAATTTTGCTTTTTTACAACTATCCTACAACAATGAGCGTTATCCCACAACTGGAAGGAGAAGAGGCAATTGTGAACATTTTAGAGAATATAGATATTAAGCAAACAAGGAAAAATGCTAGACGATTACTAAAAAGATACAGAAATTTAGAACGTTTGGTCGGACCAGTGAAAATAGACTTTTCCGTGATGACTGTTACCAAAAATTTGAAATTCACAATTGACAGTCAAAACGAAGAAATCATTGAAGCGATAAGTACTCGAGATTCGGTTATCGAAGCATTAACACGGCTAAGTAGAATCCATTTCCAGGTACTTTATTATAGTTATTGTTTTCCTAATAAGATGTCGATGTATCAAATAGGAGAAAAATTAGGATATTCCGATAGAACTATCGAGAGAATGAAGGCAGTAGCTTTGGTTGAATTTGCTGAGGCGTATAAATCAGGAGAACTCATTTCACGTACAAAATAAAAAAGTCGGATTCCTCCGACTATGAATAATATTTCCGACATAAGTATTATATCATAATTGGGGGAATCAGAGGATGGTACTTTTCGATGTAAAGAAATATGAGACACCAAGCGCGAAAGATGTTGATATGGAACGCACAAAACATAATGTCGCTGTGTTTCTTTCAGCATATCTATCAGCTAGATGTAGAGTAGGGCAACCTCGAGAACCAAAAGTGACAGCGTCTTATTCCTTGGTTCCACCTTCTACAGCTGATCATATATTTGAATCAGAAAGAATGCTGATCGATAAAGAAGAAGCACAAGAAGAATTTGAGTATCTGCATAAATTGTTTGTTCGAGGCTATTCAGCGATACAGCATCCGCATAAGCCTGATGTGACTGAAAGACGCAAGAAGATATTCTATGATCGTTATATCAATGGTCTGCCCATTTATGTAACTGCTCAAAGGAATAATACTAGCGAAGAATCGGTTAAAGTAGAATCAAACAGAATTATCATCCAATTCGCTTCATCGTTAGAACTGGTTGCTTTCAAGTAGCCAGTTTTTACACTTTTTATACCCTTTTATTACCCATTTGGTTTCCATTTTATACCTTTTTTATACCAATCACTTACCTAACCGACGTTGTATTATGATAGTGTCGAAAGAATTAAAACAGGACTTCGACAAAATAAAATGTAAGGGAGGAAATCTCCCTCATCGTTTTAAATTAAGCTTCGATAGACAGCAACGGAAATATTAAGAATAAGGATGTGAATTTCAACTCCTTCTAAATTGTTCTTATTATCTATCATCCGCTGTTGTCTATTAATATCTTTATTCTGTTACGATTTGAATCATACAAGGATGTATGCGATAATTTCTATTTTTATAACTTATATTGACATAACTATATTTATCAAGATCTTGTAACTGTTCTTCAATCCACATGTAGACATCAGTATACGAATTGTCAATCCGTAAAGTAGGTTCGTCATTTAGTAATGTCCATTCGCCTAATAAATTTGCATACATTTTTTTCATAATCTTACCACCGTTAATATTATTTCAGCGGACCACTCACTGATAACTAAAATTATACGCTTAGTATTTATTTTCACAATATTAATTTGTCGCTGTGGCGGAAAGGTAGACGCTTAAAAATAAGGTCAATACGTCGAGGGATAGCCTTAACGTTTTATGATTTGACCATGCAATGTTCGATTCATTGCCAGTGATTTAAGGAACCTACGGAAACAATTCATCTTATCGGATGCTGATGAATTGGCTGACTAGTCGGGATGCTACTAGCAGTTAGAAGGCATAAAATACTAGCGCAGACGTGCGCCACTCTCAGGTGTAGGTTAGGAGAGAAACATTAGTTGGGGTTATTAGGAATACGATAACCTGCTTGCGACAAAGCTTTGTACTGTCGCGTTGGTCATGAACAGAGACGGTATTCTGTTTCAGTATTCGTTAGCAACCGAGGGTGGTATGAACTCGTGTGGTGCGAGCCCTAGGGAGGAACAGGATAACCGCCTGTGTGTAGGTTGCTAGTACATATTAGATCACTCGTTGAGTGGTCTTTTTATTTTGGAAGGGGAGTAAACAGATGAACGAAAACCAATTAAGAGAGTTGTTTAAAACGAATGAAGCAAACAAAACAATGGAGGCGACATTCTACGAAACTCAAAAAAGCTTAGCGTTAATCGCAAAACAAGCTAAGTATTTCTACGATCAGCTTATTCTGCAAGGATTTAATGAAGGACAGGCTATGGAATTTATGATGCGAACCTTTTCTGCCAGTAACCAACAGAAAGAGTGATACGTAATGAGAAACTACTGGTATGTATCACTAACAAATAAATACCCGCACCCGAATAATGATGATCCAGTGAGGGTTGTACAATCAGTCCAAATCAAAAAGAAGTACTCCATCATTGAAATGACCAGAGAAGCTACACCGAAAGAGATCGATAAGTACAATCTTCGTTACTGTGGCCATGGATATTTTAGTGAGCAGAACATACAGACAAATATTGAGAGATATTGTTAATAAAATTGAAAGGTGGTGGCTTGAATGTGGTAAATTTGACACCAAAACAAAAAGCTTTTGCGGATGAATATATAAAAAATGGTGGTAATGCTACTCAAGCCGCCATTAAAGCAGGTTATAGCAAACGATCAGCAAGAGTAATAGGTAAGGAAAACCTAACTAAACCTAACATAATACAGTATATTAATGAACGGCTAAATCCTATCGAAAAGAAGCGCAAATTAAGTGCTGAGGACGCTTTAAATGAATTGATAGATATTTGGCAAGGAGAAGTACAAATAAGCGTGAGCAAGCAAATAGACCGCTTGGAGAAAAACAAGGTTATTAAACATATGCAATATGAATATACACCAGATTTAGAAAGCAAATTGAAAGCCTTGGATTTGTATTTGAAGTATAAATCGCTGTTATCACAAACGCAATTAGAAAAAGCTCAAACAGAAATAAAATTAATGCAAGCAAAATTAGAACAATTACAGATAAACTCAGAGCGTTCTACCGAAGAAAAACTTGATAAGTTGTTAGAAAAGATTAGTGGTGAATTAGATGGGACTAGTTGATATTTATAACCCAAAGCAAATCGACGTGTTAAATAAAACCATTAAGAATGATTGGTTCATTACTTTATTACATGGAGCAAAACGTTCTGGGAAAACAAAAATAAACAATGATTTGTTCTTATTTGAATTGCGACGTGTGCGAAAGATTGCCAATGAAGAAGACATTAAGGAACCAATGTATATCCTAGCAGGAGTTTCAAGTGCAACAATCCAAAAGAACATCTTACAGGAACTATACAACATGTACAGCATAGAACCTAAATTCGATAAACATGGAAACTTTAAGCTATTTGGCGTTAAGGTCGTACAAGCTTATACAGGAAACATTGGCGGTGTTGGTGCAATTCGTGGTATGACAGCATATGGCGCTTATATCAATGAGGCATCGCTAGCTAGACAAGAAGTATTTGCTGAAATCGTTTCACGTTGTTCAGGAACAGGAGCGAGAATCCTAGCTGACACAAACCCTGACAACCCGGAACACTGGCTAAAGAAAGAGTATATCGACAATTCAAGCAAAAATATTCAATCGTTCCACTTTGAATTAGATGATAATACATTTTTATCTGAACGATATCGTAACAATATTAAAGAATCAACACCAAGCGGCATGTTTTATGATCGTGATATCAAAGGTTTATGGGTTTCTGCAGAGGGAGTCGTTTACCGTGATTTTGATGCCAGTAAGCACTATATCCAGTCAAAAGACTTACCACCTTTGAGCAACTTTTATTGTGGTGTTGACTGGGGATATGAACACTGGGGTTCAATCGTAGTTATAGGTGAAACGGATGACGGAACAGCTTATTTAATCGAAGAACATGCTACTCAATTTGAAGAGATTGATTATTGGGTAGATGTAGCAAAAGGCATTCAAGAGCGTTACGGCTTACGAGTGCCTTTTTATTGTGACTCTGCGAGACCGGAGCATGTGGCTAGATTTGTAAGAGAAAAGATTAATGCTAAAAATGCTCATAAAGCACGGTTATCTGGAGTCGAAGAAGTCGCCAAGAGATTTAAACAAGACAAATTATTTATCTGTCAAGATAGAGTGATGAAATTTAGAGATGAAATTTATCAATATATTTGGGACAAGAAAAAAGGCGAGCCAATAAAGGAATATGACGATGTACTAGACTCCGTTCGATACGCGATATATACTCATGAGCTTCTTAAGAAACCAAAAGTTAATGTCAACGAAAAAATTAAACGTATTAAACGCATGTTTTAAGGAGTGTGAAAAATGGATAAGGTAAACGAGTTTGAATACGGAGCTGATATACATTATTCTAACGACGTGAACACAAATTATGTAAAGTTTAGCGTAGACTCAAATCTTCACTATAGATTTAGCTCAGCAGAAGATTTACTAAACGATTCAGATACTTTAGCAGCAATGATAAAACATCATCATGAATATCAGGTAAAGCGGCTTAGTGTATTAGATGATTATTACAAAGCTAGAAATACAAATATCATGGATAACCGTAGACGTAGAGAAAAGGAAAAAGCGGATCATCGATCAGCACATAACTTTGGAAAAGTTCTTTGTACGTTTGATGTTGGGTACAACACAGGCAATCCTATAAAAGTGCAAATCGAGGACAAAAATCAACAAAAAGAAATCGAAGAGTTTAATACTAATAATGACATAGATGGGTTAAACGCTGAACTCTGGCTTGATATGGATAAGTATGGGAGAGCCTATGAGATTATCTATCGAGATTCAGATGATACAGATTATGTTGATTTGGCTAATGTATTTGAAACGTTTGTTGTATATGATACTACAGTAAAACGAGAGCCTATTTTGGCTGTACGGTATCCTAAGACAAGATTCAACAAGGATGCTGATAAACAGTACATTCAACCAATCGTATACACAAAAGAAAAAAGTATCACTTATGATGAGACGACACTAACAGCAATTGAGTTAAAGAATCCTCAAGATGAACCGCATGAATATAAAGAGGTACCTATTACAGAATATTCTCCTAATCGTTTTCGGATGGGCTTGTATGAAGATGTACTATCTTTGATTGATCTATACGATGCAGGGCAGTCTGATACCGCCAACTATATGACTGATCTAAACGATGCTCTTTTAGTTATTAGTGGTGATATTGAAGCAGCAGGACTATCCACAGAGGACGCCATCAAACAGAAAGAAGCGAATATGCTTTTGCTTGAATCCGGAACTGATGTGAACGGTAATAAAACAAGTGTGACTGCAGGATATATTTATAAACAATATGATGTGAACGGTGTAGAAGCATACAAAGACAGAGTACGCAAGGATATCCACGAAATATCCATGGTTCCTGATCTTACTGATGACAATTTTTCCGGAGTGCAATCGGGAGAAGCAATGAAATATAAATTATTTGGATTTGAACAAATGACGGCAACAAAGCAAAGGCTATTCAAAAAAGGCCTTATGCGGCGTTATCGTCTTTTATTTAGCCTAAAATCAAGTATTTCTGAAATGGATAACTCCGATTTGAAAGGCTTACGTGTAATATTTACGCCTAATCTACCTAAAGCCATTCTGGAGGAGTTGAAATCTTTGGTTGATGCTGGAGCTGAACTCAGTCAAGAGACGATCTTAGGACTCGCTTCTTTTGTTCCAGATGTACAGGCAGAGTTGAAACGAGTAAATAAAGAAACGCAAAAGCAGATTGGCATTTTTGATTCGGATGGTGAAGAAGTAATTAACAACAAAAAAGATGAAACAGGGGAGTGATTAAATGAACTCCCAAGAATATTGGATCAAACGGGAAAAGGAATGGCAAAAGCAACAAATTAAAGATGATAAAAAGCGCATGGCAGAAATTAAAAGTCGCATGCAATACGCACAAGATGCGATACAAAAAGAAATAGACGCGCAGTGGGACAGTTTCTCCAATGGTCAGAAAATCACTCGTAGCGAAGCGATGAAGCGTGCTAGTGAAATGGATGTCAAAGCATTCGCTCGCAAAGCAAAGAAGTATGTCAAAGAGAAAGATTTTTCTCCTACAGCAAACCGAGAATTAAAGCTATACAATCTTACGATGCGTGTAAATAGATTAGAGCTCTTAAAAGCTAATATCGGGCTTGAATTGATTTCACTGTTTAATGAATTGGATAAGTACTTTTCGAATGAATTAACAAAAGCTGGTTTAGCTGAATTGAAGAGACAAGCCGGTATTTTAGAAATGACTATTGCTTCAAGTGGATATGCAAAGCTGATAGAACTAGTAATAAACAGCTCCTTTTTGAGTGATGACGTGTCTTTTAGTGATCGCTTATGGATGTATCAATCTGAATTGAAATCAGAATTAGATAGGTTGTTAGTCAGAAGTATAACGATGGGGAAAAATCCCAAGCAACTTGCATCTAAATTGGCAGAATATTTAACAGCTGAAGGACGAGAAAACACTAAGTTCAACACTCAACGTTTGATGGTGACTGAAACGACTAGAGTTCAGGTAGGGATCCAAGAACGAAGTTACAGAGATGCAGGCATTACCCAGTACATCTATATAGCAGAACCAACAGCGTGCAAACTATGTATACCGTTAAATAATCAAGTTTTTGATGTTGCCGATATGCAGCCGGGAAGTAACGCTCCTAATATGCATCCATTTTGTCGATGCAGTACAGCACCTTATATAGAACGAATATCAAGTCGTTAATACAAATTAACGGCTTTTTATTGTGCCTTCTTACAGCTTACAGGCGTTAAAGAGAAAGCTATTTTCGGCTGACCGGCGTAACTGGTCAAATTTATCGGGTAGCGGCGTAACCGTGGAGGATTAATCATGAAAAAACGTTTATTTATGCCAATGAACTTACAATTTTTTTCTGAACCAGGAGATGGTGGATCTGGTGATGAGGGACAACAAGGAAACCTACCAGCTGGCTCACAAGAGACACCGACCGAAGCAAAAGAAGAAAACAATACTGGCAAAACATTTTCTCGTGATGAAGTAGCGAAAATGATCGCTGCTGAGACGAATAAAGCAAAAGCAGCGTGGGAAAAAGAACTAGAAGCAAAAAAAGAAGAAGCTAAAAAGCTGGCAAAAATGAATGCGGAAGAAAAACTACAGCATGAGTTGGAACAAAAAGAAGCTGAAATCGCTGAATTAAAGCGTGGACAGGCACTATCTGAAATGACGAAAGAAGCTTCTAAAATGCTGACAGATGCCAATTTACCACACGATGATGATTTGCTTGGGCTGATTGTTTCTGATGATGCAGATGCCACAAAACAAGCTGTAGCAGTCATCACTAACTTTGCTTCTTTGATTAAGAGAGAAAACGCAAGACAAACACCACCAAATGAAGGTGGACAATTTACAACATCGAAAAATACTAAAGAAACAGTGGCTAAACTAGCTGCTAAAAATCGAATTATCAAATAGGAGGAAAACTTAATGAAAAAGAAACAACTTTTACCAATGAACTTGCAAATGTTTGCTCAAACATGGGATCCAGATAATGTTTTGGTATATGAAACGAAAGAGGGAAAAATTCCTGATAAATATAATACGCTCATTTTGAGTGAAGTTATGGAAAACTCTAAGATCATGCAGTTAGCAAAATACGAAGAAATGACTGACAAAGAAAAGAAATTTGAATACTTTGCAGAAGGACCAGGCGCATATTGGGTGGGTGAAGGTGAAAAAATTAAAACATCTAAACCTAAATGGATGCAAGCTACGATGACTGCAAAAAAACTCGGTGTCATTCTTCCGGTTTCTCGTGAATATTTAAATTATAAATTATCAGATTTCTTTGCTGAGATGCAGCCAAAAATTGCTGAAGCTTTCTATAAAAAATTTGATGCAGCTGCCTTATTAAATAAAGAAAATCCATTTCCTCAGTCACTAGACGAATCAGTTATTAGTGCGGGGAATGTGGTTGAAGGCGGATTGACTTATGATAATATCCTAGCCTTAGAAGACAAGTTAGCAGAAAATGAATTCGAACCTAATGCGTTTATTTCAAACCGAAAAAATCGTACAGAATTACGTTCTGCAGCTCAAACAGTCGGGTCAAATGTTGAGTTTATTTATGATCGCTCTGCTAATACAATTGACGGATTACCAGTAGTAGACCTTAAGTCTTTAGATAAAGGGACTCTTTACGCTGGAGACTTCAACTACATGTTTTATGGGATCCCATATAATATTTCATTTAAGATTTCTGAAGAAGCCCAATTGTCTACTTTAAATAATGAAGATGGAACCCCAGTTAACTTGTTTGAGCAAGAACTGATTGCTTTGCGTGCAACAATGGATGTTGGATTTATGATTGTAAAAGATGAAGCATTTGGGAAAATTCAACCAGTGGGGAAGTAACAGTCCCCGCTACAGGCGTTACAGTATCGCCTAAAACTTCAAGTGCAGTTGCGGGGACTGCCGGTAATAGACAATTAACAGCCACTGTTGCGCCACAAAACGCAACAAATAAAACAGTGACGTATTCAATTGCGCCAGCAAAAACTGGTTTGGCGGTTTCTTCTAGCGGTAATATTACTTGGAATGAAACTGTACCTGCTGGTGAATACACGACAACAATCAAAACGGAAGATGGCTCACATACGGATACTCACGTTTTGACTCTGACTCAACCGTAGGAAGGATAGGTACGAATGGCAATTAAAGATGACGTTAAGAAGCTTCTAAGCGGTTCTATAGATGATAAGCTAGAAGTTATCGAGAAACGGACTAGAGAGCGCTTAGCGTCATTGCTAGGCGTTTCTGTTATACCAGATTCATTAGAGTACATTGTTTTCGACGTAACCAACAAACGTTTCAATCGAGTTGGACAGGAAGGGATGTCCTCATATTCTCAAGAAGGACTATCTATGGCTTTTCCTGATTCGGATTTTTCAGAGTATCAAAATGAGATTGACGAATTTAAGCGTAAAGATCAGGAAGAGTTGTACAAGCCAAAGCGAGGGAGGTTTAAATTTATATGAGATTTACAGATGAAATTATATTTGTTAAACGTTCATCTGACTCTAAATATGATCCAGATCTCGGTGAGTGGGTTGAAGGAAAACCAGAAAGAACAAGAACAGAGGCAAACGTGACAGATATTGGCACTGATAGAAGTGTGACTATTTTTGGTAGTGTGGAAGAAGGGGCGAAGGTCATTAGGACGCAGCCTCTTTTTTCTATCCCTACATTTGACTATATCGAGATTGAAGGAAAGACTTGGCAACAAAAAACAGCTAGAAATCCAGCATATAGAAATAGTTTAATTGTGCAAGAGGTGGTTCTTGATGAAGGCACAACTTGAGTTCAAGGGAATCGATCAGCTGATGCGACATCTGAAAAAAGCAGCAACGCTTAATGACGTTCAAAAAGTCGTGAAAAGTAATACTGCTGAAATGACTGAACGAATGCAAAAAGGTGCGCCAGTGGATACAGGATACTTACGAAGATCAATAAACATGAATCTTTTAGAAGCTGGTTTAACTGGTATTGTAGGACCGACAGCAGACTATGCTCCTTATGTAGAATATGGAACTCGCTTTATGTCGGCCCAGCCTTATGTTAGACCAGCTTTTAATTATCAAAAAGTCAAATTTATGGCTGAAATGAAAGCCTTGGTGAAATGATGATTAAGACAAGAGATCAATCAATTTTTGATGAACTTTTTAAAATATCCCAAGAAAAACTAGGATACAAAACATATGATTATAAGCCTTTAGATAATGTTGGTTATCCTTTTGTGGAATTTGAGAACACTCAAACGATTCACGAAGCGAATAAAACTGATATTAAAGGTACTGTGATTGTAGTTTTATCCGTCTGGGGATTACAGAAGAAACGAAAGCAGGTGTCAGATATGGCATCTGCTCTTTTTAATGAAGCTAGATTGATAGAAGCCACAGAAGGCTATTATTGGGCTTTAAATTATCAAGCAAGTGGAATTCAAGTGATGGACGACACAACAACCAATACGCCCCTAAAACGAGCGGTTGTCACACTTGAATTTAGAATTAGATAGGAGGAAGAACATGGAAGCATTAAAAGGTATTGATGTCATTTTGCTTTATCGCTTATTGAAAAAAGAAACTCAGGAAGCTGCTTGGAAAATGGCATTTCAAACAGAACATGAAAATGGATTATCAAGAGATTCAGACTCTACAGTGACAAAAGACGGAAACGTTCAAAGTTTAAGCCCGGTTGAATATGATTTTTCGGCTACTTCAATAGTTGCTAAAGGAGATTCTCATGTAGATGAAATGAAACAAGCCTTATTAAATGGCGATATCATTGAAATTTGGGAAATCAACAAAGCAGAACAGGGAACAGATGATAATGCAAATAAGTACAAAGCTACTTATTACCAAGCATATGTGTCTGAATTTACTCCATCGGCTGCTGCAGAGGATAACGTTGAATTAAGTTTATCATTTGCAGTAAATGGTGTTGGTCAAGATGGTTATGCAACCTTGACAGAAGATCAAGCTGCTGTCGTTCAATATACATTCAAAGATACCGTGAAAGCAACTTCGACAGGAGCATAAGAGGGCTTAGATGCTCTCTTTTTTATTTTAGGAGGATGAAAAACATTGAAATTAAAAATTAAAGGTAAAGAATATTCGTTTAAATTTGGCACTAAATTTGTACGTGAATTAGACAAAGTGATGCCTTTCATCGATGGAAATATGGAATTTGGAATGGGACTCTCAGCAAAAGTCTTACCGGAATTACGTTCTTATAATGTCAACACGTTGTCACGAGTCTTAGAAATAGCAAATAGAACAGAAGAAGAAACTATTACGTTGGATGAAATGGATGATTACATCGATGAAGTTAAAGACATCGAAAAATTGTTTGATGAAGTCCTAAAAGAATTGGCGGAGTCGAACGCGGGAAAGTTAGCGGTCCGAAACCTGAATCAGAAATTGAAAGAAGCGGAAAAACAACAAGCGGAATAGATTCTGCACTGGCATACGAACAAATTCTTATCAATTCTTTTCGATATTTGGGAATGACCAATATCTCAGATATCGAAAGAATGACGTTATATGAATACAACATTCGTATGACTGCAGCCCAGTTATCTTGGCTTGACAAAGAAAAGTTGATTCACGAATTAGCGTGGGCAAATCAGCAAGTCCAAGCGGAGAAAAAAGTAGGCAAAAAGACAGTTCCTGTATATCGATCCTTTGAAGAATTCTTCAATTATCAAAAAATCGAAGATTCAATCATGGGAGTTTCCGAACTTTCAAAACAAGATAAAAAATTCCAAAGCTTACTAACTAAAGCTAATTCTTGAGGAAAGGAGGAAAATCATGGAACAATTTTCTGTTGAAGCCTTATTAAAAGCCACAGATAGTGGATTTGTAAAGACTTTTAAAGATGCACAAGATGCTGTTAAAACTTTTGAAAAGAATTCAAATAGTATGACAACCGCTGTTGGTAAAGTGATGCAAGGTACTGGTGCCGCAATGACAAAGTATATTACCACACCTCTTATAGGAGTAGGCGTAGCAGCTGCTAAAGTTGGTGGTGACTTTGAAGCACAAATGAGTCGTGTAAAAGCTATATCGGGAGCAACTGGCGACACATTCGAACAGATGAAACAGCAAGCGATTGATCTAGGAGCAAAAACTGCTTTTAGCGCAAAAGAATCAGCTGCTGGAATGGAAAACTTAGCTTCTGCTGGATTTAGCGCACAAGAAATCATGAAAGCAATGCCGGGTCTTTTAGACTTAGCAGCTGTATCTGGAGGGGATGTGGCTCTAGCTTCTGAAAATACTGCTACTGCTTTGAGAGGATTTGGTTTAGAAGCAAGTGAAGCAGGACATGTCGCTGATGTATTTGCTCGTGCTGCTGCGGATACCAATGCTGAAGTTGGAGACATGGGAGAAGCATTGAAGTATGTTGCTCCTGTAGCTAATTCAATGGGGATTTCTTTGGAAGAAACTGCAGCAGCTATTGGTATTATGAGTGACGCAGGCATTAAGGGTTCTCAAGCAGGTACAACGTTGCGAGGAGCATTGTCTAGGTTAGCAAGGCCAACAAAGGCTATGCAAGATACAATGGATAATTTAGGTGTTTCGTTTTATGATGCTGACGGTAAAATGAAACCTTTAAAAACTCAAGTAGAATTACTTAAAAAAGCTTTTGAAGGCCTGACGCCTGAACAACAACAAAATGCTTTAGTAACACTATATGGGCAAGAATCATTATCAGGGATGATGGCTTTGATTGATAAAGGACCTGATTCATTGGGCAAATTAACAAAATCTCTGAAAGATTCTGATGGCGCAGCTGACGATATGGCTCGGACCATGCAAGATAATATGAATTCTTCCATCGAGCAAATGTTTGGAGCTTTTGAGTCAGCAGCTATTGTAATTCAAAAGATTCTAGCACCATCCATCAAAAAAGTAGCAGATGCCATTTCTGGCTTAGTAGAGAAATTTGTGAGTGCTCCAGAATCAACTCAAAAATTAGTGGTTGCCATAGGAGCAATTGTCGCTGCTATAGGACCGTTAATTTTTATGATTGGTTCAGTAATTATATGGATCAATAGGGTAAAAGTAGCTTTTAAAGCTTTAAGTGAAAGTTCAAAATTGTTTAGTGGATTAAGTAAAGCAATGGGTCTTCTTACAAATCCGGTTTTTCTGGTTATAGCTGCGGTAGCACTACTCGTTGTAGGTTTCATCTATCTTTGGAATACGAGTGAAGATTTTAGAAACTTTTGGATTGGCTTATGGGAGGGAATCAAGTCTGCTGTAAGCTCGGCAGTAGAATGGATTCAGAATGCATGGAAATCTACAGGAGAATGGTTTAACAATTTATGGAAGTCCATTAAAGAAGGCGCAGACAATGTTTGGACTACAATTCAAGAAGCCCCTGGGAAAGCGGCAGATTGGATCAAGAATAAATGGACTGAAACAAAAGAGTTCTTTTCGAGTATATGGGATGGCATCAAAGAAGCTGCCAGTTCCGCTTGGGAAGGAATTGTAAACATTCTAGCACCGTATGTTATTGCCATAAAAAATGTTTTTCAGCCAATGATTGATTTCTTTACGAACCTATGGTCTCAAATTGGATCAATCGCAGGCTCTGCATGGGAAATTATAAAAACTGCTGTAATGGGTCCAATTCTACTTTTGATTGATTTGATAACAGGCAATTTTAATCAGTTAAAAGAAGATGCATCGATGCTGTGGACTACATTAACTACAAATATCCAAAACATTATCACAACGTTTGTAGATATAGTTGTTGGTTATTACACAGCCTTAAAGGATACTGTGATAAATATCTGGAATGTGTTAACTTCTACCATCAAAGATGTGTGGAATTCTTTTACTACATGGATCAAAGAGACAACTAACAATATTGTAAATAGTGTTAAACAGGGATGGAATAACCTAAAACAAGGGACAATCGATCTGTTTAATAATATGATTCAAGGAGCGAAAGATTTATGGAATTCTTTCAAAGCTTGGTTTATTAATCTAGTTATTGGAACTAAGGATAACATCATTCAGGGATGGGAAAACCTAAAACAAGGTACTATAGATACTTTCAACAATTTAGTAAATGGTGCTCAAGAGGCATGGGATAATTTAGTAAATGCTGTTAGTGATACGGTTGATAGAGTAACTGGCTGGTTTGATAACTTGAAAAATATCGATTTACTAGCAGCCGGAAAAGCCATCATGGATAGTTTCCTAGAAGGTTTACAAAATGCATGGAAATCTGTCCAAGATTTTGTTGGAGGCATTGGTGACTGGATTAGGGAACACAAAGGACCTATTCGATACGATAGAAAATTGTTAATCCCAGCTGGGCAAGCAATCATGAATGGACTAAACGCAGGTTTAACTAATGGTTTTGCGAGTGTCCAAAGCAATGTAGGAAACATGGCTAATATGATTGCAGATAGTTTTACTCGTACACCTGATATTGATCTTTCAGCGAATTTAAAAAATGCAAATAGAAATTTCACAGCACAAATAGAGCATAGTGTTAACTACGGCAAAAATAAACGTCCTGCAGTTTTCAATATTCACTTAGGAAATCAAGTGTTTGAAGCGTTTGTTGAGGATATTTCAAACATTCAAGGTAAAAAGTCGGATATTAATTTATTGTTCTAGAAAGTGAGGGAAATATGATGGAGTGGCATAATCCAATGTATGAATTCAGTGACACGGTTAAAAACGACAGTCAGAAAACATGGATACCGACATCTGCATTAAATTATGATGGGAAGTTTATCGAGAATTATATAGAAGGGTACCAGACTTTATATGTGGAAGGTAGAGAAATGGTTTCTTTAGAGATTGAGAGCGAAGCGGTGAGCACAGGTGTTCGTATTAGTTCTCAAAAACTTCCAGAGAGGATTTTAACTATACATTTTAAATTAGAAGAAAAGAATCCTATTGAATTTCAACGAAGCTTTAATAAATTGATGAGGCTGCTTTACAGGGATAAAGATGTAGAAATTCACTTTAACGATGAGTTGGATATGTATTATTACGGAAGGTATCAGACCTGTGATAATATTCCAGGAAACGTTCATAGTGTAATATCTAGTTTCTCTATAATTTGTTCTGATCCCAGAAAATATACTCGTATATTTGAAACAAATGGCATAGTCGCAGAATATCTTCCGTATGAAGTAGCTCCGATTTCAATTAGTTTAAAGGCTAATAATGATGGAAGCTTAAGAATTACAAATGGCCGTCAAAATATTAGTATGACTAACTCAATGATAAAAAAAGGTGACTTTATCGAGATGGACATAGCTGAAGGAAAAGTTTTTGTGAATGGAGTGAATAAAACGAGAATTCTTGATCTTACCAGCTCATTTAAAAACTTTATGGTTAGAACTGGTGATCTAGTTAAGTGTGATAATGGCACTCCCTTAATACTATATAGAGGAGTGTGGCTGTAATGGACAAAGATGTTTATTTTTTCGACGATAGCCAAAAGCTTATTAAAATAGTAGGGGAAGATAAACTTTTTTCGGTAGTTCAAGAAAAGGAAATCACACCAAGTAAAGATGAGTTAATTAATGATAAGTTAGCAGTTAGCATGGAGTTTGATGACGAAATTAAAGAGTCAGCTTATATGGCGGTTCGTGAAAGCGAGTCGTCTTTTTCTATGTATAAAATTATCGGAATTGCTGATCCGGGTTCATTGTTGATATTCACTGGGATTAATTTTGGGCCTGATGAATTGGATGCTTATATCATTAATGATATTCGTCCGGCTAACGAATTTTTTCAGAAAACCATCCAGAGAGTCATAGATTTTACATTAGGTGAGTGGCGAGTTGGTCATTTAGATTCAACTCTGCCAGCGGTTTCTATGACTTTTTACTACTGTAGTATCCGTGAAGCCTTAAAAAATCTACAAACGTTAGGATGCGAGATTGTTTTTAGGTGCAATCTAAGTGGAGAAGGAATCACGGATAAATGGATAGAAGTTTACAAGCAGATTGGCGAATACAGTAATGAGCGATATGAGTACGGTGATAAAGCCTTGACAATTGAAAAAGAAGTAGATCGAAGTAACATCTATACTTCTCTAATCGGCCGCGGCCGTGGTGAAGAGGTTGGAGATGGTTATGGTCGTCGAATTGAGTTTGATCAAGTATACTGGTCCAAATCAAAAGGGGATCCGTTAAACAAGCCTACTGGCCAGATATATTTGGAAATCCCTGAGATGACTGAAAAATATGGTATTCCTACTAAAAACGGAAAACGTCGTAAGCGTGAGAAGGTAATTATATTCGAAGACTGCGAAGATCCTGTTGAACTAATTCAGCTTACCTATCAAGAATTGGTTAACTGTTCACGTCCGCTAGTTCAATTTAAAGCAACTATTTTTGGAGCAGATAGTTTAGGTAATATTATACGTATTCATCGTGATGACCGCGGCTATCATTACGAGACTAGAATTTTCAGTGTGAAGATTGATCGATTAACAGGAAAAGTCGAAACTGGCTTAGGTGATAATTTAAATACTTCATCAACACGTCAAGCTTCAAATACTCAAACTGCCATACAGACCCTTGATGAGAAGAAGATGACCTTTTATGAGTCCACAGAAGTTTCTAAATGGCAGTCGGATATCATTCGCGGAGCAAAGGGTGGATCAATTATCATGATGAATCCTTGGGATACTGGTAAAGGCGAAAGTCGTCAACCATATCAGATGGTTTGGATGAATGGGGATAGTATTGATACTTCTAACCATTTTCTTGTAGCTAATTCGGAAGGGATTGGTTTTATTGATGGGAAATTCAATGAGTCAAATTTCAAAACGGCATGGACGATTGATGGAAACTTCAATGCCAATTATATCCAATCTGGACGTATTAGAGCAGATATTTTTGAAACTTCATTTAACGCTGTTGGTGATCAGCTCAAGTTAGTAAAAGGAGCTTTGCAAATTGTAAACAGCAATAAAAAAATCATGGAATTAACCAAAAAAGGGATGGAGTTCTGGAATACCAAAGAATCCATTGGCACAATTGGTACTACTGATTCTGCAGGCAATCCTTTTCCTGGCGCTTCAACTCCTACACCGTTAGAAGATAATTCGTTAGTCATTCGAACAAACGGCGATGGAAAATATATTCTCATTTCACCAAAAGAAGGAAAAGGTTGGGTAATACTTGGGAATGGAACTTCTATATTATTTGGAAGTTTAAATCTACAGGAAAAGCTAAATGCCTTTGGTGATGCGGAATTTATGAAAAACGTCAATATTCGCGGAAAACTCACAATTAACGGACAAGAAGTATTCCCTGGTCAAGGCGGAAGTGGAAATAATGATGGCGGTAGTTGGAATGGCATGTACCCACCAGAGGTTACCAGTCAAGCAGACAAATTTGCTTGGGAATTATGGGTCATGCTTCTTTCTAGAGGGTATTCCAAAGCATCCATCGCTGGAATCCTTGGAAATGTTCAAGGAGAAGCCGGTGCTGCAATGAATCCAGATATTGCACAAGTCGGCGGTCCAGCTTATGGAATCGTTCAATGGGATGGTTCGGCATATCCTTTGGTTCCTCCAGCAACATGGGATGGCAGGACTTATGTTCAAAACCTGATGAGAGCCGCAGGAATTACAGAAGATTATCGAACAATGTCAGCTCAAGGGAAGTTATTAGATTGGACGATGTATAACGGTCAATGGTTAGGAATTGTTCAACCAGCAAGTGTTTCTGGATTTAAAGCAATGACTGATCCAGCAGCGGCTGCTTATACTTTTGAACGAAATTATGAAAGACCAGCCACAACTCATCCAGAAAGACAAGGATGGGCAGTTAATTGGTATAACAAATTCAAAGATCTTCAAATCCCATCTGCTGGCAGTATTCTCAGTACAGCCAAAAGCTTGATGGGTTATTTCCATTACTCGCAACCGTTACGTTGGAATTTTGGTAGCGTCGAGAATCCTGATCGTAATGGATATGCTGACTGTTCTTCTTTTGTTTGGTTAGCTTTGACAAAAGCGGGATATAAAACCGCAACACGTGGAACTCTGTGGTATACAGGCTCAATGGCTGCGGATGCAAGAGGGCCACGTCAGTATCTTACTGAAATATCTCCAAATGAAGCGAAAGCCGGAGATATCATTATTGTCAACCAAGGAGCCGGTGCTGGTAACGATGGACACACTGCTATTTTAGCAGAGGATTGGAAGGGATATAGCACGTCTATCGTTGAAATGGGCGGTATGAATTCCAATGGTGTAGGTATCGGTCGCGTCGATTGGTCCTTCGGGTATTTATTAAACGGTGGCGATGTTTGTCTCGCCAGAGCGAAGAAATAGAGGTGATTTTGTGATCGAAGAAAAAGGATTAAATCATTTGAAAAATTTGTTGAATCAACCTATCGGAAATCATCAATGTTATGCATTATCTGCGGAATATGCCGGTGTGATGATTGGACCTGACATGGGGGCTGGTACTAAATATGAGATTAAAGTACGTCATGGCAATGTATTTTCCGCTGCTGAAATTGGACGAGCCTATCCATGGTCATTGTATTTATGGACGGTCATCGCTCATCCTGAGTATGACCAGCTAGTTGTTGGCTCAATTATCAATTGGGAAAGAAACGCAAAAATCAGTGATACATTTGAAAGCCATGAATATTACGGCCACACAGGTGTAATCAAAGGTCTGGAAAATGGGCGTATTCAAACCTATGAACAAAATGCAGAATCAGGTGGAATTGTGGCGGAATATGACCGTGAATTCTTCGGATCTGGTCAGATAGCCTCTATTTGTATCCCGCCTGATTTTGAGAAAGGAGTGGTAATTAATGGCAAAGTGGAACGTAGTACTCAGCACAACTGAGCCTTATAACTATGTCGGAATGATTCAGGTACGGCAAGGCAATAAGAATTCCGAAGTTATGGAAGCAACCATCACTGAAAATGGAATGCCCTATGATCTAACTGGTTGTAAAGTCTATTTTGAATCAGTTGTCGGAGACAAATACCCAGTTCAATTAGGTACTAAAGTCATTGATGCAAAAAAAGGAAAAATTCAGTACACATTTGATCAATATTCGATGCAATGCCTACATCGCCAAACAGCAGATTTTATCATTTATAAAGATGATGAATTAATTGCTACGACGCAAGACTTCTCCTATTTTGTGATTAAAGCCGTCTCAAAAACAGAGGGTGAAATGGGATCGTATTGGCAGACAGTCGAAGATTTAATTACGGATATGACAGCTTTTATCAATGAAAACAAAGGCGACTTCACAGATTGGATGAATGCACGCAAAAAAGAATTTGAACAATGGCGACAAGATCAACAAAATACATTTGAAGCATGGAGAGAAGGACAAGAAACCGATTATTTAAAATGGTTTGAATCAATCAAAGATATTTTGAAGTCTATCGATCCAGGTGGAGTAATGTTAGCCGAATTAATGGATGCACGTGTTGATATTCAAGGAGTTCGTCATGCGTCTATTTCAGAGCGCTTGCTGGCAGATATGGATTATCTATATCAGAAATTACGAGCAACACTTTTCACGATTGAATACGGTGAGATTGAAGTGACTGATATTTTACAGGATGATCTCTTTTCAGATAATCACGAAGTCGAAAAAGTTGGAACTGTAGAATTCCCGATTGAAGAAGGAGCCTTGATCATCGCAACCGTTGATGATCCAAAGCAAAATGTGTTCACTCTTGAGAAAGTCGGGGTGATCTAATGGCTAAAACTAAACGAATGATGGAAACGGATGAAAAAACAGGTGTACAACGCCAATTCTTTCCAATCACACATGCTTCCGCAGTTCTTGGGTTAGAAGAAATAATAGCAGGAGAAGCAACAGTTTTATCTGTTAATGGAAAAGTTGGAGCCGTCGTCATTACTAAAGAAGATTTGGGATTAGAGAATGTTCTCACAGAATTACCCTATGCAAGTGAAGAAGATGACGGCATTATCACGGCAGAAATGTATCAAAAAATTTTAAACAGTGGAGAAGGTGACTACGTGTTGCCAGTTGCCACTATCGACCGTTTGGGTGGCATAAAAGTTGGTGAATTATTGACGATTGATGAGACAGGGAAAGTCTCTGCAGTCAGACAATCTGATGTCAATTTTTCGCTGGAGTTAAAAGAAAAACTCGATTCACTGAAAAATTATACTGCTGGAGAAAACATCACTATTGATGAAGATGGAAAAATAAATGCAGATGTGACTGGTTTTTACGTTTTACCCACTGCCTCCGAATTTGTAAAAGGTGGTATTCGTGTCGGTGAAGGATTAACGATGACCGATGATGTGTTGTCTGCCGATAAGCAATTCAACTATACTGCCGGAGCTAATATCAGCATTTCAAATACAGGGGTAATCTCCGCAACTGGAAGCGGAGAGGGCGGCGGCGTCAGTAAAGAATATGTGGATCAGAAAATGAGCGAAGCTTATCAAAATGCCCAAGCTTATACAGATTCAAAAATACCAAATGTATCGTTTGAAAAAGTAGGGGAGGTATAGATAAATGACAGATATTGTAAAAGTAAAACAGAATGATGTTCAGGTTTACCCTCAAACCCATTGGGATGCTGTTGAGGGTAAACCCGAAACTATCAAGGGAGATAAAGGAGACCCTGGACAGGCTGCCACAATTACTGTAGGAACAGTAACGAGTGGTACAACAGCTAGTGTCACAAATGCTGGTACTGCAAGTGCAGCAAAGTTTAATTTTGTATTGCCAAAAGGTGATAAAGGGGACAAAGGCGATCCTGGAGCCAATGCAACAACGACAGCTGTGGCTACAACGACAGCAAATGGTTTGATGTCCAAAGAAGATAAAGTGAAACTCGATGGATTAGCCAATATTACATTTGAGAAAGTGGGGACGGTTTAATGGCTGATATTGTTCAATTAAAAGAAGACGGAGTTGCTAAATACTTAAAAACGCATGTAGAAGCTATTGATGGTAAAGAAGCATTGGTGCAGATAGATGGAGACCAAGCCATTGCAGGACATAAGAATTTTTCAGGTGCTGTAACAATCAATAATAAACGTGTTTTGACGACTGATGATAACAGCTATGAAGTGGTAAATCTGGTTGTCACTAACGGTAATACAGGGACAGCAAAGCTTTATCGTGAAGGAAAAACAGTTTCTATATATTTTGTGGCTTTAAATGGAAAGAGTAGTGGCGGGAATGATTCGGTTGTTTTAACTGTTCCAGAAGGCTATCGGACACCAATTAGTTTTGAACAACTGGTTGGGTCAATAGACCGTTCTACTTTGAACAGTGCTCAACTATCTATTGGTGCAGACGGAGCCATTAAATGGAGAAGAAATTCAAGTTATGGATCAGATTATTCATTTGTTATCACTTATTCAATTTAAGGGAGGAAATCTAATGAAAGTAGTTTACAAATCAATCAAGCCTTACGGATTCGAGCAAATCATTTTGAACAATCAAGAAAATATCCCTGAAAACTGTACAGAGATTAAACCACCAGTTCCTAACTGGAGACCAAGATTTGATTTTGATAAAAAACAGTGGGTTGAGTTAGCTACTGAAGAAGAGAAAAGTGGCACAGCGGTTGACGATATTGAAGATGTCGATCAGTTGAAGCAATTAAATGCTCTACTGACAAAACAATTGGCGACATCGGTACAGGAACAAGAAAAAATGCAACAAATGTTAGCTCAATTGACGATGGAAGTCGCAAGTATTAAGAATGGAGGGAAAAGTAATGAATAGTTTTCCGGGCTTTGAAAATATAAAACAATTTTATGATTGGGGATGTTATACGGATCAAGATTTACTTGACTATGTAAACATGAACTGTTTAACAAAAGACCAATATAAGCAGATTACTGGAAATAAAATTTGATGTAGTCAGCATTTTTTTGTATGATTAAGTAAATATAGGTAAAACGTGAGGTTGAAAATGTGTGGTTAAAAGTTAAAAGAATTATAGTTTTGGTGATAAGTATAGTTATATGGTTTTTCCCTATTTGGTTAATCGTACAAGAAAAACAATTTGTTTGGCAAAGTATAGTGGTTTCCACTGTGCTGTCATTTATTCTTAATTTGGATAAATTTCAAATTATAGGTTATGGAGATATGCATGCAGTTTTAAAAGATGCTGATGAAAAAATACGAACAATGGAAGAGTTAAGTGAGGGAATATTAGGCGAAAGAATTTTTACCTTATTTGCAAATGAAATTACTTATAGAGATACTTCATTAAAAAAATATGAAACTCCAATATCAGTTACTAAATATCTAGAAGTATGTAAGCTAAAAAAAGATTTACACTTGAAAAATATCAAAAATGATTATCTTCAAAAATTATTGGAGTATAAATCGAAAACATTAGACGATATTCAATACGCCCTTATTTTAGCTATTGAAAATAGTTATAGTACTGAGGGAGGTATGATAAAAGATTTTAAAGAAAATAAGAAGCGAATTGAAAAGATATTTGATAATGTTCAAGAAAATGATTATTTGGATTTAGAATACAGTACCTTGATAAGAGATCAAATAATTAAAGAGAAAAGTGCATCAAAAGAGCTAATATTGGAATGGAATTGTGCCATGGAAGATATTAAAAAAGTCATAGAATGTTCAGAAAAATAAGTGTAAAGCGTACTCAATCGAGTACGCTTTTTTTAATACAAGAAAAGTTGGTGAATTATGAGTATAGATGCGGTCATTTCAATTTTTAGTTTAGCTGGTTCATTGGTGGGAACTTTTTCAGGAATTGTTATCTCTAATAAATTGACAATTTATCGAATTGATCAGCTAGAGAAAAAAGTTGAAAAACATAATAATTTGGTAGAAAGAACCTATCAATTGGAAGGGCGAATGAATGTAGTTGAACATGATATTCAAGACGTGAGAGGGGGTGAGTGAATGATTTTGCCGAATAAATATTATCAAATAGTTAAATGGACCGTGCTTACAGTACTTCCTGCATCATCGGTTTTAGTGGCAACATTAGGCAAAGCATATGGATGGGGCGGAACAGATATGACAGTTCTCACTATCAATGCAATAGCAACGTTCTTAGGTGTAATAACTGGCGTTTCAGCGTATAACTTAAAAAAATAGGAGGAACCAAATGAAAAAGAAAATCTTTATAGGGGCTCTCGTAGCTCTTTTTTTGTTGCCGGTAAAAGCATTTGCCTATACGATCAACAATGAATTTAATTTGGGCCCAAACGAAGGTAGCTCACAAGTAGCAAATAATCAGTACATTTTACTGCATGAAACGGCTAATGAAACAGCAACAGGACGCAATGAAGCGCAGTATATGCAACGTTCATGGACTAGTGCTTACACTGCTTACATTGTGGGAGACGGCGGAATTGTTTATCAAGTCGGTCAACCTGGTTATGTACAGTACGGTGCTGGTTCGTATGCTAATGCTAACAGTCCTGTGCAGATTGAGTTACAACACACACATGATAAAACAACGTTTGAGAAAAACTACAAGGCATACGTTGAATTGGCTAGAGATTCAGCAATAAAATATGGTATTCCATTAACATTGGACACTCCTTATAACCAACCAGGAATCAAATCGCATTTATGGGTAACACAAAATATTTGGGGCGATCATACAGATCCTTACGGTTATCTTTCTGAAATGGGTGTAAGTAAAGAAAAACTAGCCTATGATTTGGCTCATGGTTTTACGGATGATAATCCAACTACTTCGGAGGATAAACCAGTAATTGATCCAACTCGAGCAGGTGCTGCAAATCCTACACTTACAGATGGAACAAATTACGCCCACATTGATCAGTTCGGAGAAATCGAAAACGCAAACTTGCATGTAGCTGGATGGCACATTGCTAACTATAAATACGAGTATATTTTCATTATGGATTACAATACTGGGAGAGAACTAGCTAGAGTAAAAGCTGATGGAATTTATAGACCAGATGTAAATCAAGCTTATAATACTTCTGGAAACGTTGGCTATCATGTATCTTTCAATATGCGTAATTTTCCTAATAAGAAAGTCTATGTAATGATGCGTGCAACGAATGATCCAGAAGGGAACACTAAAGGCGGAGCACAAGATTTTCATGATAAGCGCTGGTATTTAAATATTCCGCAACGATAAAAATAGCCCCTCATTGAGGGGCAGTACATAGTCATTAACGCACAAGTAAAGTTATCAATTTTTGAATTCTTGTAATCGACTAATAGATTCCATCTTTATATCGCATCTATCTAGTAGTTTTGACATAATTTCATTATTGTTATTATCGAATTGTTGAAAAGATGAAACAATTTCATCGATAAAATTATTTTTTACAGTATCTCGGTTAGAAAATACACAAATTAATGAAAAAACTATACTTAAAATACCGTCTTGTCCTATACAATTATTTCTCATAGATATTGAATATTTTTGTAGATAGTTTTTTAATAAACCTGGGCTTAGCTCATGTTTACATTTATGATGAAATATTCTTCCTCCGTGAGAAACTATATTTCTAAATTCATTAATATTATATAAGCAAAGAAAGAGCAAAGAATTAAAATCAGTTTTAGAATTATTTTTGTTAAAGCAATGATTTACTATTTCTGTTTTTATATTAAGATTACTCAATTTTAACCAATTGACTAATTCCCCAAACGTACAATCATTAACTAAAATCCAAGGAGGAACATTATGATATTCGTTTTTATAGTGAATTATACTTTGATTATAGGAAGAACTAATTCTTTCATTTAATTTTGCTAACAGTTTATCTCTATCTGTATATGAATTTCCTTTATCATCATATTTTAATCTTCCTTTATCATACACGTCTGGATCTAAATACTCTGATTGTAAAAATCCATATTCTTTAGATATAGAGTGCGGAATTAGAGATTTAAGCGTTTCCTCAAAAACCGAAATATATTTATATAAGATTGAACTTAAAAGGCGTTCAAAATCATATACGATTCTAATTTCGGCGAAGGAAGTATTTTCATAGTCATCTATGTATTCGTCTTCATTTTCATCGTAAATAGCAAAGGTCTGTTTGTGATTATTTATTAAATTATAGTAAGGGATATTTTTTAAAGTATATATAGCATTGTCTCTATCTTCAATAATTATTTTTCGTTCTTCCATTAAATCAACAAGTTTTTCAAATGAATAAAACGATTTATCATCGGGTTTTTTCATAACTATCCTCCATATACAAAAAAGCGTGACATTGTATATTACAAATCACGCTTTTATATGTTTGGGGTATCCTCCCCAGATTCATTGACTTAAGTTTAATTTAATTTCGAATAAATGTCAACTATTTATTTTTTATACTATTATATTATGAAATATGCTAAAAAATATTGGACAGATTAATATTTGACTAATTAATAGTTTATGAATATTTGTTATTAAACTATTGTGTATGGGGTGTCTTAAGTTTAATCGAAGTTTTTCTCTATCTTCAATTAGCTTCTTTAATTCTTCCAAATCCTCAAGAGTAGCCTTGTTTCTAATAAAACCACGAGCAGTGCTGCGATGAGCTAAATAGGTTCGCTTTATATATTGACAACTTTTTTTGTTCTGCTATTAACTCTTTTAAATGTTAACCCTACTTCTTTGTATTAAACCGCATATTGAATATTTATCCTTGTGTTAGCATTACATCCATGTTATAGTAAATAAGTAATCTAATTTGAAACGTAATCTGAGCGATATATTCACACTATAAAAACTCCTTTTACAAAGTAATATTAATTGCAACAAAACACGTATTATATACGTATTAGGAGGAAATATATATGAATAACGGTACAGTAAAATGGTTTAACTCAGACAAAGGTTTTGGATTTATCACTGGAGAAGATGGAAATGACGTATTTGCACATTTCTCAGCGATCCAGGGAGAAGGCTTCAAGTCTTTAGATGAAGGCCAAGCAGTTACTTATGATATTGAAGAAGGTCAACGTGGCCCTCAAGCAGTAAATATTGTAAAATAATGTTGAACTTTAAACACCTCATTTGAGGTGTTTTTTTATTTTAAGCTAGATACCGTAATTATTGCTAGCAATTTAGAGTAGTTCGTTACTAATTAAGGAGCAAATAAAATTATTATAATATAAAAAATTAAGCAAATAATAGACTAAAAAATAACTATGTGAGATAATAAACATAGAAAAAAGCTTCAGATACTCCCTCACCCTAGAGTCTTTCCCCAAAAAGATAAGTATCTGAAGCTTTTTTCTTTTTATGACTTGGAAATAATAGCATAAAATAATATATTTTACAAAGAATAAGTACAATCTAGTTTTTTGCTATTAAATGTGTAATAATTAATGTGCCATCACAACAAAGAATGAAACTCATTATTATCTAGTCTATGTCCATTCTTTTTGTTTGCAGTAGTTGTGATGGCTTTCCGTACCTTTAGCTCAGTTGGTTAGAGCAGACGGCTCATAACCGTCCGGTCGTAGGTTCGAGTCCTAAAGGGTACATTAATGTAGCCATTTGAATCGTTCTGTGTTAGAATTTTTTGAAGAGTATTATACAAGCTAAAGCTTTTCTTCATTGCCACTCAAATGAGTGGCTTTTTTATGTATCCTTTTAATTAATGAAAGGATGTTTCACATAGTTATACTTCTGTATATTTGAAAAGTTTTACTTTGATTTTTAAATAGAAAGACATTTGGGTTATATTGTGAGATAATAATAAAGAAGAGTTTAAAGCGTTCCCCAAAAACCACTCCCCCATAAGTGTGTTACGCTTTAAACTCTTTTATATTTGAAGCCATTAAAAAGCATACCATATAACTGTAAAAAATAATGGGAAAAAGACTTATAATTGGAGTGATAGTTAATTAGTGACTTATTTTTGATTTTATAGCACTGATACTATAAAATATAGATATCATCATATTACACAATCTTAATACTAACTTAAAAATATCTCCTTTT